TTGGATCCGAAAACCAACTGGAAACGGTTGAGTCACGGGTCAATGACAAACTGCAGGAGATGCGGGACAAGCTTGACCAGACCCTCGAGTTCCGTCGTTTTGGTGCGCTTAAGGGCATCATTTATGACGCCGATGCATCCACTGTGATCTACAACGAACATTCTGAATTCGGTCTGAGTCTCAAGCAGATTGATTTTGGACTTGACAGCTCCTCTACTGAGGTTCTTCTAAAGTGCCTTGAAGCCAAGCGCTATATGGAAGACAACCTCAAGGGTGAACGAATCACTGGTTATCTTGCCCTTGTTTCGGAGGGTTTCTACGATAAATTGACTACGCATGCGAATGTGAAGGCGGCCTATGCTGGTTGGCAGGCGGCCCAGAGGAATCTTGCGGAGGATCAGCGGTCCGGGTTCACCTTTGGTGGAATCACCTTTGAGGAATATCGAGCCTCTGTTTCCACTCCGTCGGGTTCGTCTACCCCGCTGATTCCTGCTGGACACGGGAACATCATTCCTCTGGGGACGACCAACACCTTCGTCACCTGGGCTGCTCCTGCTGACTTTGTGGAAACTGTGAATACCATCGGTCTGCAGTACTACGCGAAGTCTGAAGTTCAGAAGTTCAACCGTGGGTTGGACCTCCACATCCAGTCCAACGTGCTGCCCTTCTGCCTGCGCCCTGAACTCATCGTGGACATCTACACGGATTAAACGATGGCTTACGCCACGCAAGCGGACATGATTGCCCTGTTCGGTGAGAACACTGTTATCAATCTCACCGACAGGGCAGCCACAGGTTCTATCAATACAGCCGTGCTTGCTTCGGCGATAACTTCTGCTGAAGGAGAGATCGACAGCTATATTGGTGCAGTTTATGAGCTTCCTCTGCCTTCAACGACAGACATGCTTATGACTGTTTGTTGCAATATAGCTCGATTTCGTCTCATGGCCCTTGAGGCTTCAGAAGAAGTTAAGATTCGATACGAAGACAGTATTCGGTGGTTGCGTGACGTGGCCAGGGGTGTGGCAACTCTCGGACTAAAGACCACTGATGTTCAGCCTGTTGGTGGACCTGTAGTTGTTCAATCTAGAACTCAAGTGTTCACTGATGACATCTTTGACAAGATGAATCTTGCATGACCAGGGCGGTCGTTGTATCAATCTCTGTTTCGCCGGCTGGATTGTATCTCAATAATTACAGAGCGGCGATTAGACTATTAGAGGATCCTCGTCCAATTTGGGCGACCATTGGAAAAAAGCTCGTAAAATCAACAATTGATCGTTTTTATTTGGGGAAGACTCCAGAAGGTGATCGTTGGCCCCCCTCTGGCCGCGTTACGTACAACAACTTGATCTGGTCTCGTGCCTCCCAACAGCAACTACTTGAAAATCTTGGCGCTTATCGACAGGCCACTCTTACCCTCATTAAGTCTGGGAAGCTTGTTAAAAGTTTCCACTACAAAACGTCCAAAGATGGGGTGGTAGTTTATACGGACCGTAAATTTGGTCGGGTGCACCAATACGGGGCGATTATAAAGGCGAAGAAAAAAGCTTATATGAAATTCAAGACAACACATGGATGGCGAACGGTTAAACAGTTCATTATTCCGAAACGTAAATTTCTAGGCTTGACAACCCAGGATCGAATCATGATCAGAGACGTTGTCAAAACATACCTCGCGGCTTGTTATACCAAGGCGACTGTGTCAAATGAGTGAAGACTATTTTGCAGCTGAACAACCGATTGTTGACCTTTTAAAGGCAACTATTCCTGAAGTGCAAAATCGCGTTTTTACCATCAATGATATAGACGATGTGACAAATGAATCGCAGCAAACTCCAGCCCTTCACGTTATTCATGGCGGAGATATCCTTGGGAGGTGCGGGTCAAACGGCCAGGCGCAACAGTTTGATCAGGTGTGGGTTGTAGTTCTGGTTATAGCAAATGCTGCAGCTCAACGTTCAGGAACAAAAATTCGTGCAGTTGCAGGACCCATCATCTTTAAACTGCTTAGAGCTCTTGAGGGGTTTGTTCCATTGGAAGGTCACTGTGAAGCCCTCCATCGTTTTGAGGCTGCAGAGCCTATTTATAAGTCAGGACTAGCAGCTTTTCCATTTGCATTTACAACCAAACTCACTATTTAGGAGGCTCACATGCCGTATTTCCGTGGTCAGGGAAAGCTTCTCGCCGGGTTGCGGGATGCCACTACGAGCTATCCGCTCGATCTTCGTTGGGTTGGCAACTGCCCTGAGTTGAAGGTTGGTTTTTCGACGACCAAACTCGAGCATAAGGAGTCCTATTCCGGCAATAATCTGACGGATGTGCAGATTATCACTGAGAAGAAAGCCACTCTCAGTTGCGTGCTGGAAGACTTCAGCAAGGAAAATCTTGCCCTACTGTTCAATGGTGTGGCTGCCCAGGCTACCGGCACGACTCCGGTTACTGGCTACACCCTTCTTGGCTCAAGCACTCCGACTGTTGGTCAGTTTTTCATGCTTCCCCGACGTAACCTCAGCAACGTCACTATCAAGGATTCCACCTCTGGGACGGCCAAAACTCTTACGGCGGACACCAACTATCGTCTCTATACCAAGGAGGGCATGATCGAAATCCTGGATGTCACGACCGGTGGTGCTTTTACCGGTCCACTGCTTGCAGATTTCACTCCTGCTGCGAGCTCTGAAGTGGCCATGTTCAATGCCGCGGCACAGGATATGTGGTTCCGCTTCCTCGGCATGAATATGTCTAACAATGGTCTGCCTGTTGTTGTGGATCTTTTCAAGGTTCAGTTGGACCCGAGCAAGGAACTTTCGCTGATTGGTGATGACATCGCCAAGTTTACGCTTGAAGGATCGGTTCTTATGGATCCTCTGCGGGCATCTAACGATGTTCTTGGGCAGTTCGGCCACGTTACCATCCTGGCGTAATCAGGCATCTAGGAAGGAGAATGAGATGACTGAGCTAGAAGTGCTCACACCTGTAGCAAAAGAACTGGTGTTGCAGAACACGAAGGTCACTATTCGACCATTCAAATTTACCCAGTTTTTCATGGTGGGTAAATTCCTTCAACAGATTCGGGCAAAGATTGGGGACATCAACATGGAAGTTGTCACAGACACTTCTGGTGTCCCCGTCTTGAAGATCGATTTTATCAAACTCATCGCAGAATGCGGCGAAGAGATGAGGGGTTTGTGCATCCTTTCCTCAGAAAAGGACGCTACTTTCATCGATTCACTGGATGCTGATGAAGGAATCGTTTTGTTGGCAACTATCTTCGAAGTAAACAAGGATTTTTTTTTCCAGAAGATTTTGCCCCAATTCGACAAAATCATCAAAAAGATTGCGGTGGAGCGAGTGGCTGGGGCATTGTAGTTTCAGAGCTCATCCAATTTGGGCATCGTTGGTCTGATATTCAGAACTACACACTAGGTCAAATTCTCTTGTTTCAAGATTGCGCTATTAGGGTGGATAGTGCAAGACGAGCTGGAGAGATAAACGATGGGGCTCTTGCTCAGTTGGGTTCAAATGAGCAACGAGCCCGATTTATGTCTAAACTGATCAATCAAGCACAGGGAGTAAACGATGACGGATATGAGGATTAGCCTTAGACTCGACGCATCGACTTCCGGGGCAGAAGAAGTTAAGCGACTCGTCACAGATCTCAACAAAATCGATCTGGCGGCTAAGCAAGCTGCGCAAGACGTTAAGAATACGGGGGCCGCGGCTAACGGGATGCAGTCTCGTGGCCTCTTGGCTATCGCCGCCAGATTTGTTGAGATTCATATGGCGGCTGATTTGATCAGAATGGCTATCACGGCAATTCCCAAGGCCTTGAGCGCGGTGGTAAGTGAAGGTATCCGAGTAAATGCCGAATTTGAAGCCATCAAATATGGCATCGCTTCGGTTATCAACGCGCAGCTAGAATTAGCTAGCACATCTGGTAGACAACTTGAAGGAGCCGAGAAATACAATGCAGCTCTTCAACTTTCCGAGGTATGGTTTACGCGTATTCGTGTAGCGGCCTTGATGACACAGGCAACTACGGAACAGCTTTCTCGAAACTTTCAAACAGCTGTGTCAGTTGCCGCGGGTCAAGGAATCACTGATCTAGAGAAAGTTTTTAAGCTCACTGTTGCAATTACGAATGCCGCTACAGCCATGAACGTAAACATGGCTCAAGTTCCCGTCGCTATTAGAGCTGTACTGACTGGTCGTGAAGCAACGCATAATGTGGTTGCCCGCACCCTTGGCATCACCCTGGCCCAGATCAATGCTTGGAAGGACGAAGGAAAACTCGTACAAAATCTGGAAAAACGACTGACACCATTTAGTGAGGCGGCAGAAAAATCGGCTCGATCATTTAAGGTAATGGCTTCAAACGCGCAAGAAGCCTTTCAAATTTTATCCGCTGATATAACTTCAGGGGCCTTTACAAAAATTAAAGATTCCATGAATACGTACTTTTGGGATCTGTTTGATTTTAAGAACATGAGTCTCCAAAGTCGTTTTCAGCCCTTAGTGGATGTTTTTAAGGACGCGTTTACTGAAATTGGACAATTTGTCGCTACTACAATAACTCAAATAATGGAATCACTTGACAGGATGACTGTCTGGGTGCAGGAGCATATTGAAGATGTAGACAGTATCAAGGCGGCTTGGGCTTCGTTGTGGTCTAGCATTTCAGTGATTATAGGTGAATTGATGAAACTCACTGGTAGTCTATCCGCTGCCGGTGTTGAATCTGGAAGTCTAGCCAATATTATCAAAGCCTTATCCCTTGGGTTTGCTGCAGCTGCGGACGCCATTCGTATTGCGAGTGATATTGTTAAAATAGCTATTGGTTCGTTGACAGATGCTATTAATTTCTGTAAAACGGCCCTTGATGAGGGTCTGATTACGGCTATTAAAAAATACTCAGATGTTTCAAAGACAACAGTACAAAAGGCCTTTAAGGATATTTTTGCTGAAACAGAATATTCAAAAGCTCTTGATAAGATGGATCAGCTTGATAATAAGTTTAAGGAGACCAGAAAAACAATTGATGCAGTAAGAGAAGCTAAAGAACGCCTGGATGAGCATATTGCTGGCACAGGGGGTCTAGGTCGAGGATATTCTAATGCAGCAAATTTTGATGCTAGGGATTATCTTAAACAACGCTCGCAGCTTCCAACGGTAACTGGTCCTGCTTGGGAAACCCCTGTTCGTACAGCAGGTGCAGGGGCCGGTATAAGAGAAGCCAGCATCGAATCTAAAAATGCCTTGGCTGTAACAAAAGAAAACTTTAAGCTCCTGCAAGAGTTAGTTGAGAACGAATATAAGAATAACCGGATGTCAATCGAGGAATACTATACCTGGAGGCGTAGATTCATTAACGAACAACTTGCCCAGGATGTAGCCACGAAGCAACAGGAGCTCAAAGAGATCCAAGCAACTGAAGCCAAAACCCCTGGCGAGCGCGCAAAGAAGGCTAATGCAGAACTTAAGATCGAAGGAGAAATCCACCTTCTTAAGATGCGATCTGTTGGACTTTTGAATAAGGCTGATGATGAACGATTGGCTGCTCTTGAGAAGTATGAAGATGAGATGACCAACCTGAAGAATACATTAGCCAAAGAAAGTGGCGAAGAACTTGGGTCAATTACTGAGCGAGTAGCCTTGAAGTTTAAGGATACGATAGCTAAGATGACAGCCCAGGGGGATAAGGAACTGTTGGCTAAGTTTCTCGGGGTCGAAGAAGCCAAGATGGCCCTTGAAGACCTGAGTTTGACTTATCAGCGGGTGCAAACTCAAATTCAAAATCGACTTTCCATCGTCACAAATGTCCAGGAAAGTGGTGTAGAAGGACCAACTAACTCAGATAAAAAACGGCTTGAAATTTATCGTGAGTGGCTTCCTATTTTGGAAGAGATCCACCAAAAACAACTTGCTATTGCTGCTTCCAATCCTAATAATCCTGAATTTCTTGCAGCGGCACAAGCGACCCAGATTGAGATTCAGGGGATTCAAAACAAGATCACAAGACTGTCTGATGAGTATTATAATCTAAAGGAAGCAGGTGCAGATGCTTTTGCAAATGGGCTTGTTACAGCCATGGATGCCGTGGCTGATGGCACGGAGACTGTTGGGCAAGCTTTTAGGTCCCTGGCCTACACAGTTGTTCAGGCTTTACAGCAAATGCTTACTAAGATGCTAGCGGTTAAGGCTCTTGAAGGTATGATGGGTTGGTTTGGAGCCGGAAGTTCAATTGGCTCTGCCCTTGGTTCTGCTGCCAGTTCCATTGC